TTGGGACGAAGCGCTGCTGTCGGCGGAACTGAACGAGCTACTGGCGGAGGATTTCGACCTGTCGCTGGTGGGCTTTTCCGACGGCGAGTTGGACAAGCTGCTGGCCTTCGTGCCGGAGGGGGACGGCGACGAAGATGGTGCTAGCGGCTCCGTGCCGCCGGTGACCATCCCCGAACCGCCTCGCAATCCGGCGTCGCGGACGGGCGACCTCTGGATCCTTGGCGACCACCGGTTGCTCTGCGGGGACAGCACCAGCGCCACCGATGTGCGTCGCCTGATGAATGGCGAACGGGCGATCCTGTTCGCCACCGACCCGCCGTACCTCGTCGACTATGATGGCTCGAACCATCCGACGCGGAACAAGGACTGGTCGGCGTCCTATGGCACGACCTGGGACGACAGTTCGCAGGGCGCTGAACTCTATGACGGCTTCATCGCCGCGGCGGTCGCCGAAGCCATCGCTGAAAATGCTGCGTGGTATTGCTGGCACGCCTCGCGCCGCCAGGCGATGCTGGAGGCCTGCTGGGAAAAGGCCGGTGCCTTCGTTCACCAGCAGATCATCTGGGTCAAGGACCGAGGAGTCCTCACCCGGTCGCATTACTTGTGGAAGCACGAGCCCTGCTTCATGGGCTGGCGCCGTCCGAACCGCCCGCCGAAGGTGGCCGAGGAAACCCTACCATCGACATGGGCGCTGCCCAGTTTCGCTAAGGACGAGCGGCCCGATCACCCGACGCCGAAGCCGCTTGACGCCTTCGGGATCCCGATGCGCCAGCATGTGGCGCGGGGTGGGCTCTGCTACGAGCCGTTCGCTGGCTCGGGCTCGCAGATCATGGCGGGTGAGGCCAACGGCCGGCGCGTCTTCGCAATGGAGATCAGCCCGGCTTACGTCGATGTCGCCGTAGAGCGCTGGCAGGCCGACACTGGCCGCGACGCGATCCTTGATGGCGATGGCCGAACTTTTGGGCAGATCAGAACCGAACGGCTGGGCGATGACGTTGCCGCCGTAGCCACTCCTTCTCCTTTGATCCCCGCCGCGTGACATGCATGACCTGGCTCTACATCCCACCGGACGCGCTTCCGGAACCGCAGACGCATGCCTCTTCGGCCTGTCGCTCTGCTCGACTAACGAAGGGGATCGTCACCCCAGCGATTAGGACCCACAGTGCCAGGGACTGAACAAAGGATGATCCAAAAGGCCAGAGAAAGCGCCGGACTCAATGGTTCAGGGAGCATTCCGATTGGGAGCCAAAGAAGCGCTAGCCAGCCTGTAACTCCAAAATCCCTCAAACGCTGCGCCGACAGAAAATAACCTGCAAGTGCGAATGGGACGAAGAAAATCAAAATTAAAATCTGGCCAGCCCTGCCTCGCGCCTCAAAAAACCACAGGATCGCAAGTATGGCAAAAAATGTTACTAATAACGCGAGATTGGCCAGTATGAAGCTTCTTCTATTTCGCCGAACGCTGAATGAAAACCAATCTTCCGTAGCGGGCATAGACACGAAACTAGCTCCTATCAGTCAGCACCGACGCCAACAAAAATACAATAAAGACAGGGACATACCAGAAGAAAAGGAGACCAGCCTGAATTATACTCCAGTCCCATACGTTTATTGCGCCGTAGACACCAAGGACTGAGCCAAGAAGTGGAATGTATGTCACAAGTGCCGCAATTATGAAACCAAAAAATCCCCCAATTCCAGTCGCATATTCAATTCCATCGACAATCGCAAAGAGCTGGACCAAACCAACTACGGCATAGGCGATACCAACGAAAACCTGCATTGTTGTAACTCAGACCCCGCTGGATGACCGCTGATTAAGCTATTAATTCATCACATTTTGATATAGTAAGTCAATTCATTTTTCAGGGCCAACTTTGCCTCGGATTTCCAGAAGTCGCCGCAGCCGGGGTGGCGAGCGGCAGGGCGAGAAGGGTCTGGACGGGATGGCGCGGGACTGGCCGACGCCGATGGCGAACGACGGCTGCAAGCCAAGCGCGGGCAACCGCCGGACGGCCGATCTGACCCATGCCAGCCGCATGTGGATGACGCCGACGGCGCGGGATCACAAGGACGGGGCGACAACACTGGCGAACACGCCGGTGAACGGCCTGCTTGGCCGCCAGGTCCTGGTGACGCCGATGGCTGGGAGCGATACCTCCGAGACGCGCCGGACCTTGAACCCGCTGTTCGTCGAGGCGCTGATGGGCTGGCCCACCGGGTGGACCGGCTTCGCCTCTGTGGCAACGGCGTGGTCCCGCTGGTTGCGGCGCATGCGCTGCGAACTCTGGCAGTTGAACTGCTGGCCGATGGATGAGGCGGTGGCATGAAACAGTCGCGCGCCATGTCGCTGGTCGAGTCCGTCGCCAACGTGATCGTCGGCTACGGCGTCGCGGTCGTGACGCAGATCCTGATCTTCCCCGTCTTCGGGCTGCACACGACGCTGGCGCAAAACCTGAAGCTAGGGCTTGTCTTCACCATCGTGTCGATAGCTCGTTCCTTCGCCTTGCGGCGGGTGTTCGAGGCGATCCGGATGCGGAGCGCCAAATGATTGACCGCCGTCCCGCAGGGGCGGCGGCCATCAGCTTGTCGGGATCGGGTGTGTCAGGCGGCGGGGAGTTTGTACACGCGCCCTCGGATCTCGACCTTCTCAGAGGTGACCTCGAGTCCGAGCTTCTTTTTCAACGCCCCGGCCATCGCGCCCCGAATCGTATGTGGGGCCCACTGCAAGGCGGCCATGATCTCCTCAATGGTCGCGCCGTCCGGAGCGCGCAGCATGGCGATCAGCGTGGCCTGCTTGGTGCCCTCGCGCGGCGTGCGCGCCTTGGGCGCGTCCTCCGGTTCGGTCGGGGTGTCAGGCGCAGGCTCCTCGGACGGCGCGTCCGTCGCGCCCGCAGGCGCGGGGTTCGCGTCCTCGGTCTCGATGCCGATGGCGGCGAGGCCTGCGTCGGTCGCGACCAGCGTGACGCCGTGGCTGTCGCCGGTCTCGCGCCACATGGGCTCGCCCTTGCGCATGTCCGCGTCGACCTCTTCGAGGAAACCCTTGGCGAGCAGCGCGCCGACCACCTTGGCGGCGGCGCCGCCGCGCAGGCTTTCGGGCAGCGGCAGGGCGATATGCTCGGGCCGTTGGGCTGCGGCGCTGAGGATTAGGGCTTGGGTGTCGGAAAGCTGGGTCATCGTCGTCTCCCGTATCGGGGCGCGCGGGATGCGGGCCCTTCTACGAGGTCGAGCCCGCCAGTCGGCGGGCGGGACCGGGAGCGGGTCGTGTCATTCGGCGTGTTCGCCTTCGTGGAAGGCCATGTCGGTGATCTCGCGCAGCTTGGCGCGGTAGTGGTTGAGGGTGCCGACATGGCCCCAGTTGATCTCGTCGGGGTGGGTCTCGAAATGGTCCGCGCTCAGGGCGGCGAGCCGCTCCAGCATCGCGTCGATCTCGGTCTTCGCGGCGATGAAGGCGTCGAGGGCTTTTGTGTTGTCTTGTGCGCGGCGGGTCATCGGGGTGGCTCCGTGGTTGAGTCGCATCGTCCTTGTGCAATCAGAATCGCTCAGCAGGGCCGGAAAGTGTAGGCGATTCAGAGGCATATGATTGCTTTCTGATCGCTGCGATCAGATCAGCCCCATCCCGGTCAACGCCGCGCTGGCGGTGGCGAGCTGCGCGGTGGGCAGTTCGATCTTGAGATGCGAGATCACGTCCGAAACCTCGGCCGCGATCCCGTCCTCCCGCAGAGCGGCCTCGATCACCTCGGCGACAGCGTCGGGACGGCTGCGGTCGAAATGGTCCGGGAGGGCAGCGTGATCAATGCGGATGGTGGTGGTGCTCATGGTGGGGTCCTTTCAGGATTGGCTGGCGGCGCGCCGCCCGGCTTCAAACGCCTCTTCGAGCGCGTCGCGGATCGCCCAGACGGCGACATCGTGAAAGTCGAGGCGATCTGAGTTCCGGGTCTCGAGCGTCTCCAGAGAAAAGCGGCGCTGCGCGATCTCGAGGATCAGGGCATCGCGGGCAGCGGCAGAGTCGGTCTTGCGGCGGGTCATCGTGGTGGCTCCGTGGTGAGTTGCATCGTCCTTCTGAACGGACGTTCGCTCCGCTGGCGAGGCTTATCAACTCGATAAGCACATGAATCTGAATGATAATCGGAGCCGTCGATGCAGGGCATGAGCGAGCGCCAGTACGCCGCCCATGTCGGGCTGTCGCGCGGCGCGATCCAGAAGGCGAAGACCGCAGAGCGGCTGGTTCTCTATCCAGACGGCAGTATCAACGCGGCCGCCAGCGACGCCCGGCGTGCCGAGACGACGGACCCGTCGAAGACCCGCAAGCCGCCCGCGCCGAAGCTGAAACCCGTCCCCGAGGCGGCGGTGGCCGCTGTCGGCGACACGCTCCGCGAACAGGGTCTGGCGGTCCCCGCCGTCGGCGGCGGCACGACCTTCCTGCAGGCGAAAACCGCCAACGAGGTGCTGAAGGCGCAGGAGCGGCGCATCCGGCTCCAGAAGCTGAAGGGGGAACTGATCGAGCGGGCCCGCGCGCTGGCGCTGGTGTTCCGGCTGGCGCGGGAGGAACGGGACACGTGGGTGAACTGGCCTGCGCGCGCGGCAGCGCTGATGGCGGCCGAATTGTCGGCATCGTGCAGCGAAGTGACGGGTCAGCAGATCACCGTGGAGCCAGCCGCGATGCAGAAGGTGCTGGAAAAACATGTACGCGCCCACCTCGACGAACTCGCCGAGGTCCGGCCCGACTTCCGATGAGAGCGGCGATGATCTTGGCGGCCTGACGGAGTTCGACGGCGCGGGCGAGATCCTGCGCGCCTGGGGCAACGGGCTCCGGCCCGACCCGGACCTGACCGTCTCGGAATGGGCGGACCGGCACCGGATGCTCTCAGGCCGCGCCTCGGCCGAGCCCGGGCGATATCGCACAGTGCGAACGCCCTACATGCGCGAGATCATGGACCGGCTGTCGCCCGGCGATCCCACGCAGCGGGTGGTGTTCATGAAGGCCGCGCAGGTCGGCGCGACCGAGGCCGGGAACAACTGGATCGGGTTCGCCATCCATCAGGCGCCGGGGCCGATGCTGGCGGTCCAACCGACGGTGGAACTGGCCAAGCGCAACTCGCGGCAGCGGATCGACCCGCTGATCGACGAGAGCCCGGAGCTACGCGAGCGGGTCAAACCCGCTCGGTCCCGCGATGCGGGCAACACGATGCTGTCCAAGGAGTTCGCGGGCGGCATCCTGATCATGACCGGGGCGAACTCGGCGGTGGGGCTGCGGTCCACGCCGGCGCGCTATATCTTTCTCGACGAGGTCGACGCGTA